TCGCTCCAGTGTGTGCGTATAATGGCACTTCTGCCTTATCACACAAGGCGAAGAAGTATATATCTTCACCCATAAAGTTCTTGCCGTGTCCCACATCTGAGAACAATGGAGCATTTGGAATTACTGCTCTAATACGGTCCACCACGCTACGGTGCATAAGAACGAATCCCATGCCTGCTGCGCCTACCTGGATTAACTTATCTTTAGGTAGTGGATGGATTCTCTGAACCCCTATTTCCTCACCCTTTGCAACAAAGTTAAACAATGTTGGCATTGGAATCATTAGTGGCTCTTCTGGTGTATCAGTTGTAAAATATACTCCTGTAACAATAGGACGCTTTTCAACATCTTTATTGTCCCATAGAAGTTTAAATGTATCAGGACTAATCACCACATCCGAATCAACCCATAAGAGCCAATCAGACTTATTGCCATCGTACCAGTAGTTGATAACCCTATCTCGCTGTCTAGCAATCTGATTGCCTTGACTGCGTAGAGTCGTAACTACATTGGCTCCTCCATGAAGCATAACATCTGTTACGCCTTGCATGAACTTGCCATCTACCATACCATTATCGCACCAGGCGATAGCCAAAGTATCCATTGTGTCCCCTACTTCAATTATCTACTTCTTGCGGTTTTCTTTGCAATTGCTTTAGGTTGCTTAACGAACTGCTTACCCTTTGCATTGCCTTTTGCTTTAGCCCTATTAGTGGCTGCTTTCTCAGCAGGTGTTAATGATGCCCACGCTGCTTCTGGTAAATACCGCTTCTTACCTTTTGATGGCTTGCCATCTGAGGTCTTCCACTTCTGTGCAGTCCACTTCTTGAGTGACTGCTGTGATTTAGCAAGTGCCATTACTTGTAACCGCCTCCTGCTTTTTTGTATTCTACAGCAAGTAGTTGAGCCTTGCGTGCAGACCATTCACCAGGGTCTCCACCCTTAGAACCAGCCTTAATCTTCTTAAACAAAGAAGCACGCATTCCAGGCTTTGTATAATTGCCTGCTGCATTTACTTTTGACTTGCTCTTCTTCTTGGCTACCATTTTACTTTATCAGCCCAATACGCTGCGGACATTTTGCCCTTAGCGATATTCTTAGCGTGACGTGCCTTGAATGAAGCCTGACGCTTTGTAGGTTGACGGTCTCCAGTTACACCTTGCTGCCCAAAACGAATTGTCTTAACTTTGCTACCCTCTTTAGCCACAACAACGTGTGACTTCTTTGGGTGAGATGGTGTACGCTTTGGCTTATTAAAGCCAGATACACCTGCACGCTTTAGTCTTGGGTCTTTCATTACTTAGCCTTCTTTTTTACTACGCCTGAAACTTTCTTTAGACGTGGATTGGCTTTAACTGCTGACTTGCTAGCCTTGCGAGCACCTGCTGCTAGTATTGCTGATGCACGCTCCATTGAAATACCTTGCTTTTTAGCAATAGATGTTGCGGCTTTCTTAAATCCTGGATGTGCTTTTTTCATTATTTAATTCTTCCCTTTTTATCGTATCTACGATTCTGTAGAACGGCTCCCCAGAATTGTCCAGACTCTGGTGTACGCGCTGGAGAATTTTGAAGAGCATCCCACTTCTTATAAGCGCTAGCAACATTGCTTATATATCCTCGGATTGTCTTATCTAATTCTTTTGCACGTTGTTCTGCACTTTTTCTTTCTGCCTCAGCAGCAACTTTAGCAGCGGCTTCACGTGGATTAAGTGGCATTATTTCTTCTTTCCTGATTTCTTAGAAGTTTTCTTGACAACCATTTTCTTGCCAGTCTTCTTGGCTTCCATCTTGGCCATAGCCATACCTTTTGGTGTGTAGGCGAATTCTTTCATTCCGACTTTTGGCATTACTTCTTCTTGCCCATCTTCTTCATTGCAGCCTTCTTAACAACAGCCTTCTTTACTGCAGACTTCTTCATAGCCTTCTTGCCCATAGAAAGTTCCATCATCTTTTCTTTCTTGGATTCCATCTTCTCAGCCATCTTGTATGCTTTTTTCTTCATCATTATATGTCGCCTGTTTCTTTCATGATTGATGCTACGGATTTCGTAACTTTGTCTGCTCTTGTCATTGTGCCACCATCATAGGCTTTGCCCAATGTTTCACTTGCTTTATATGCTGCCTCAACCTGAACTGGATGTGTACCATTAGGTTGAATTCCATCCGCTCTTGCCTGTCGATAGAAGGCTAAGTTCTTATTCCACTTCTTATCGGCCACTGGCCTAGCGGCATCTCCAGTATTGAGTTGGAGATTCTTAGCCTTACATCCAAAGCAAGGGTCATAATTGCAATTGCTGTGGTCTATAAATACTTCTTCTAAACCCTTAGGTGGGGTATCAGACTCGATACTGCACTTTGTGCATCCCCACTTAACAGCCTGGAAATCTTGTTTATTGTCAAAGCCCCACTCAAGAACTTTGGCTATATGGTCGCAGTTAGATTGCTCTAAAGTTTGCTTCTGTGACACCGATGCCCCCATTGATTAGTCCCGTCTTTTCTTCCTCAGTAACCTCAGTTTCATGTCCACCTAGGTAATACTTATCAACGGCATCTAATTGGTCCTGAGTAAAGAATCGACCAGTGCGATATGTATTGCCAGTCTTAGTTACTGTTAAACCTTGTCGTAGTTTATAGAAGTAGAACAAGCGATGTCCACCAGTAGGACCTTCTTCAACATATGGTGTTGAAAATATATAAGTAGTCATTGTTCTCCTTAATGAACTTACTGTTAGGCAGGAAGCACGTGCGCCCCCTGCCCAACCGTCAATCAATTAAGCGATTGATGAACCTGATTCGATGCGGAATAGTGCTTCTTCACGGAAACGTGCGAAGCCTAGAACGCCGTACCATCCGATTGGACGGAAGCGGTTCAACTTATCAGTAACTGGACCGATAACTGTGTGTGGCTCTTCTGCTACTGCCTCAGCAAGTGCTTGCTGTCCAGCAATGATTGTGCGGTACACCTTTGCAGATGCAGCACCGTCAGTTGCTACGTATAGGCGTGGTGACTCTACGAAGTAGGCACCCTTGTAACGTCCGATTTCTCCAGCCCAGATACGGTCTTGTGAAATACCGTATGCGTTTGGAACAACCCATCCTGCAGAAGATGCTTCTAGCATTAGGTCGTGTGCAACATCTGGGTGAATTCCAGCCCAGAATTCGCTTCCGCGCTTTCCTGAGGCCTTGTTACCGCGCAACTTAGCAACTGCACGGCCAATGTTGGCTGTTGACAATGTTGCTGCTGCTGTAACTGTTGCTGTTGTTGTTGCTGTTGAACCTGAGTAGATTACGTTTGTACCGCCGCGAAGTGCTGTCATAGCAAGTGCGTCGATTGAATCTGCCTGGTTACGAGCCATCAATGTTACGATGTCTGGGTCGACATCTGAGAGTGAGAATAACTTCAACGCACGTGTGTTTGTTGTAGCGTTACCGAACTCCTGCATTGTGATTGTCACAGATGTAGGTGTTCCGATTGTTACTCCATCAATGTCTGATGTTTCTGTTAATGCAGTTGTTGCGTTAGCAAGGTCTGCATACTTTTGTAGAACAACGACGTTGCCGTTGTTTGTTGGTGATACTGGGCGCTTGTCCGCTACTGAACGAATTAGGGGTTCGTCACGAAGAGCAAATTCGATAAACTTATCGTATGCCTTCTGTACAAGACCTGCGCTACCAGCAACTCCACCCAGCGATGCTGAGTCTGTTGATGTGAAATTTGTAGCCAAGTTATTACCTCCAAGGTAATTTAGGAACTATGAATTATTGTGAGTATAGGATTCTGCGTAGTTCCTCAGGCGAATCTGCCTGGTCCATACGCATTTCTAAATCTTCTGCTCGGTCAGGTGTTAATGCACCTGCAGTTAAGTTATCCTGCTTGCGAATTGCAGCACGGTTTTCTTCACTGATTGCAGGCGTTCCTTCTGCTGGACTATAATTAAAGAGGTCGCCGTTTTCATCAAGCCAGTTCATAACTGACTCTTCTGTAACGTCTTCCAAATCTTTAAGGGCTAGTCGTGCAGCCTTAGGATTAACACCTTGCTTTTCTAGGACTTCTTTGACGGTTCTCTCTTTGTCAACCTTAGTATAATTACCAAGTTTTTCTTCGAGTTCTTTGATGCGCTTTTCGTCGGCCCGAATCTTTTTACGTAACTTCTTTTGCAAGTCACTTTCAGTTTCGGTTCCTGTGATAACGTCATCGTTATCGTCTTCTTCATCCCAGTAGTTGTTGCTCATAGCAACCCACCCTTCTATTCGTTGTAGTTCGCAAGCCACAGGTCAATTCGGGGAAATTGGCTGGCTCTTGCTCCCAGTCTAGTACGCTGCATGGGGCTGGTCGGTCCATGTCAGGATTCTATATTTGTCCGCTACCAGTTGATAGGGATGTACGACCTAATCCAGAAGCACCACTAAACTGTGCTACTTCTCTTGCGGTTAGTCGTTGTCTTGCTCGTTGTGCAGATGCTAGGCTATTGAATACTTCTTGTTCAGCCTGTGATTGTCCATACATGTCCATACTGTCACCGTAGATAGCGCTTAACTTCTCTGCGCTAGGTAGGATGTCTGCTATGGTTGCATAGCCCTTCTGTGCTTCTGCTGCTGTTACGCCTTGTGCTGCTAGTTGTTCAGCCACGCCAACTCCAGTTTCAAGTCCCTGGATACGTGCTGCTGTGCCAATCTCTGCTGCTTGTACTTGGCGTTCAATCTTTTGGTACTGAGTTGCTGGGTCTAGTGTGTATGCAACTAGGTCTGCTTGACCAATTCCGTAGTAATCACGGAGTGTCTTGCTAACTGCTGGGTCTGCATTTTGTACACGTTGTACAGCAATTTGTACACGATTAGATAATTCAGTTGGAGATACATCGTTAGAGATAAACTGACTGACGTACTCATCTGTATCAAACTGCTTTAATCCATAAGCACGCAATACCTGACGGTATGTATCTTCGACGGTTAGGTACTCTGATGGAGAAAGGACTTGTAGGCCCTTCTTGATACGGTCTGCATTTGCTTTGAAGCGTGTTTGGTACTCTGGTGTCTCTTGCAATTGAAGAGTAATAGTAGATTCGGTTGCGCCATCAATAGCCAACTGACGAATTTTGGCAGCAAGAGTCTCAAGACCGTACTGCTTGAAACGAGCCTGCATTACTGCAATGGCATTTTCTCTAGCCTGGTCTGCTACACTTAATGTAGTTGCCCCTGCAACGAGTGCTGCTGCTTCTGTTGCAGTTGGTGCAGTAGGAGTAACAGTTGTGCTAATGTTGCCTGTTGAAGTTTGTGTTGGAGCAATTACTGGACCACCAGCACCTGCGCCACCAGTAGGAGGCAATTCTTCTTTTTTAACCTCTGGTTGCAAGGCAAGTTTAGCCATGCTAAGTTCTTCACCAATACGCCATGAAGCAACACTTCCAGGAGTTGAACCTTTTCTTATTTTTTCAAGATAAGCAATTTCATTCTTTAGTGACTGTTGGCTCATATTAGAGTATGAAGATGAAACAGTTGATGGGGTGTTGACAATGTTTTCTTTGTCTGCTCTGTCGCGTGCGCCAGCCATTAAATTATCCCCATATCACTAAATGCTTTGTAAGTAAGGTCATCAATTGCCTTTGTGCCATTCTTTGTAAAGCCCCACTTTGGGTCACTCTTGACTGTGCGCTCTACCATCCATTGTGGCATGATTGCTGGCTTCTGAGTGGTAGGGTCGATATACTGTGTAATCTTGCGTACAGTTGGGTCATCAAAGTCAATAGTATCTGGGTCAACTTCTAAGAATGTAGCCATTGTCTGAATAACATTTGATGCCTGTGATGCAATGCTAACATTCTTTGCGATTCCATCTGCATACGCAGGGAAAGCACTAGCAGATAGGTTACGAATTTCCTGCTGAATATCTTCTTCTGTGATAGTACCAGCAAATAGACCCTGTTGCTTCGATGTCCAATATTTATCATTAAGCAACTTGCCTACGCCAAATGAGTTGGCATATGTCTTTAGTGTTGTTGTATCACCTAGGATATTACCACCAAAGCCAGTAATCTTACCTGATGTAAGGATAGCCTGGTCTAGTTGGTTATCATCTAGTCCCTTTGCGTAAGCATCGTTGACTAGTGAATCAAATGTGCTAGTGTCAATGCGAATACCAGTTGAAACAAGTCGCTTCTGTGCAGCAATCTTATACTTCTGTACGCTATCTGCATATACGGCTGGTTGTTCTAATTTTTGCTTTTCACGAGACTTGACTGTTGAGGAAGTGTTTCTGTAATAATTAGTCTTGAATAGCGCTTCTAGCGCTTCACCAGTCTTGTTAGCCTTAAACAGTTCATATACGCCACGTAGTTCTGGATATGCTGCAAGCAATGCTTCACTAATGCCGTAGGATGCGGCTGTCTCTGAACCAGTTACTGCCATTATGCACCCTGCACATTCTGTGATAGCCAGGATGAGAACTCAATACGCGCTGTACGGTCAGCCTCATCTGGGTTTAATGCTTTAATTCGCTCATCAATTGACTGCTCAACTACTTCTTTTGTTGGTCCAGCCTCTTGCGTTACTACTGCTTCCAACTTACCAGTAACTGGATTCTTCACTTTTTTGGTAGTTGTCACTGTACCTTGCTCAAGTTTAACTCTTGCTTGGGCACGCTCTTCTTCTAATTCAGCAGGAGTTGCTGGACGCATAAGTCTACGTTGATAAACATTGTTGATAATTGTATCGACATCTTCATCGCTGTACTTATAGATGCTACGAGTTGGAAGATTCTCTCCGCCAGTACCTCTTGCTAAGCCAGGAAGAATATCTGATGCCAAAAGAGATATTAGTTTATTGTAATCACCTTGAGCATCTGCTGCAATAGAAATGAGTTCAGGTTCGGAACCAAAAAGGTTCTTTACATATTGAGCGGATGCTTTGACTGTGTAGTCCTTCTTCTTGAGCATTTTTGCAATAACTTCAAGTTGAGTATTGCTTAAAGTGTCAACAAGATTAAGGCTTGTAAGTTCTGCTGAGTCACTAGTGTCCCAATTCCAACCTTTGTCGGCCAATGCTTGGTCTAATGAACTGATAACGCTAGATGCCTTTGGGTTAATAGGGTTGACTGGCACAATTGGAACAACTGGGTTGCTTCCTGGAAGTGCAGGCTTTTTTGGGGAAAGTGGGTTATACTTACCTGGCCCAACCTGTGTTTCCCTCTTCATATCTACCATTATTTAATCTTCCCCTTAGAGACCTCTTCGTGAACATAGTTAAACTCGTCACCATCAAGGTATCGGTCATAGAATTGACTGAAATTAACATCTTGTCTAGAAAGTCCAGCAACATATGTCTGTACTTTAGCACGTATATCAACAGCCTTGTCGGATGTAATTGAAGTACCGCGACTTTCCAGTTCCTGCTTAACGTAGTAACGGAAATTTAGGTAGTCAACAATAGAGTGCCAACGTGGTTGCTTTGCTAAATCTTTCCAAAGTTCTGGAGTGTTAGCAGCAATAGTCAAGGCATCAATTACATTGTTACGCTTTGAGCCAATCTCTGGACTTGTTTTTTCCTTGTACCATAGATTGTTCTCTGTCTTAGCCTTTTCAATGTACTTTTCCTTGTAGGCATCAAGAATGGTCTTGCCATATCCAGCAAGTGGGTTGAGGTTATTCTCTTCCAACTTTTGCTTGATTACAGTATTGAACTTATTCCAATCGCGCCATCCCTTGTTCACGATAGAAGATGTTGCCGTATCAATAGCATCTGCTTCATCAATGAATCGCTTGTTGGTTCCTGGGATTGGATTGTTAATCATCCAAGCACGAGCAGAACTCGAGAATGCGTAATCAGAGTCATTGAATACCGCGCCAAGAACACTTAGGTTTCCTGGCTTTAGGCTGGCAACAATGTTTCTAACAGCATTAGGATTACGCTTAACTAGTTCAAGTGATGTAGCATCTTGGTTAATACCAGATGTTGAGTCAGTTGTCTTGTCAGCAATCATGTAATACTCTGGATAATCGATAGTAAAGCGTTCTGCTCCGTCAGCACCGAATTGCTTTTGGTACAAACCAAGTAGGTCAGCATACTTCTCGAGAGGAGTTACATAGCGTGGCTGCGCTGGAAGAACACCAGCACCAATAAAACGAATTGCAGATAATGCTTTAGCATCCTGCTCAGATTCTTTTACAATCTGCTTCATGTCATAGGCAGATGGCTCTACGCCTTCTTCGTCGACAAAATCTTTGCGCTTCATCTCAAGGAACATTTGCATGTCCTTGTTGTATTGTGAACCGTTTTGTCTAAAATATGCCTGATAGAACTGGCCGAGACGACGAACAGTGCTTGGAGTCAATGCACCAAGTGTGTTTGCCTGAGTTCCAAAAGGAAGGATTAGGTCACTAAAGAACTTAGGAAGTTCCTTGTCTTGAGCAATTCTGTTGTAAGATGCAGAAATCAACGGACTTGCAGATAGAATGTGTCCACCTGTTGGGTTGATAGCATTGAACCAACTTACTGGTAGACGTCCATTAATTCCAAGAACTGGCAGTGTAACTTCTACGTACTCTGTGCCGTATTGGTCAACCTGTGGCTCATCGATATACGATGGGATATTACCCATAGCGATAATCTTCTGAGGAAACTCAGGGTGTTCCATTGCGATACGACCATATGCACGATACTGTTCAACTACTGCAGGAAAGAATGCAAACATGTAGTCAAGTGCACCGTTGTAGTTCATGTCACGGCTAAATGCGTTAATCTTTGCACGGTACTCAGCAAGCGCATAAGCATGTGCTGTAGCCTCGAATTGCTTCTGATTTAATTCACTTAGTTTACGGCCTTGTGAGTTTGCAAGGGCAACCATGCTTTGTAGTTTAAGTTCATACTTAGCCTTGTAGTAAGGCGCATATGACAAAGTAGCAGGTGGCAATGTTGCAAGCATTGTTACAAAGTCTTTTGTAAGTTGAGACATTCTGCGTACAAAATTGCTTTGGCCAGTTAGGTCAAGCGCTAGGTCGCTGATAACATCTGGACGCTTCTCAATATCTGGAAACATCTTCTTGAGTTCAACAACATTAACTCTGTTTTCCATTATCATCTTTTGCAAGGCGACATCAGGAGCAAATTGGTTAATTGCAGCAAGGCTCTTGTCATAAATAGAAGCAGCATCAGACCTCTTCATTTGAGTTCTGAACTTGTCGTCGTATCCCCAGCGTTCAAATAGGTCTCGTGACCCACTGCTGCGAATCCAATCTACAACTTCTTCTTTTACTTTTAATGGGTCCATGCCTTTGGCATTGCGGGCCATAATTTGACGGCTAACCTCATCATTACGAAGTGGGTTATTAAGAACATTCTCCCATGAGCGAAGATGCATATCTTCATTATCGATTGCTCTGATAGCACGGCCACCATCACGGTCACGGCGCACAGAAGCCATTTCGAGTTCACGTACAGAGTTTAAAACTCCACGAATGTCATCTTTGCCACGTATCTTTGAGTAACTTATTTCACCAAAACGACCAGAGAATGGTGCTGGGAAATCGTATCCAAGTACGTTAATTTTGTCTTCGCTGACAACCTTTGAAGGAATGTTCTTAACGATTGCATTCTCTTGACGACGCAGTTCTTTTGCTGCTATCTTTAGGTCGTTATCATACTTAATAAGACGCTGTAACTCAGCACTCATCTCTTTTGGAGGATTTGCTGGGTCATACTTTTGACGCTTTAGAGCATCTTGTGTATATTTGATAGAATTATCGTATTGCTTAATATCGTCACGAATCTTATCAAGATTACTCTTGCGATTTGTAACTTTTTCAGACCAACGACGAATATCTCTCATCTTTGCTGGTGCACCAATGAGCCCATCAGTAGCGCTCTTGGCTAGGTTCATGAATGAATAGAGTAGGACTCCATCTCCCCATGTACGCAAGGTGGAGTCACGAATAATGTTAATTGGAAATCCAGTACGCGCTAGCGTTAATGTTCTCCAAATTGAGTTAAATTCATCAACAACTGCTTTTCCTAGGATAGCATTGTTAATTGGAAGTCCAACTTCTGCTCCACGCTTCTTTGCATAACGAGCGAATGCTTTGTCAATAAGTGCGACATCTGGCAAGTAGGCACCGTTAGCCAACTGAGAAATAAGTTGAGCGTCTGCAACTACTTCGCCGTCTTCAATCATGTAGGCTTTTTGCTCAGAGTTAGCGGCTTTAGCCTTTTCGCTATTGCGACGTGTCAGACGAATGTAGTTATCTAGAACTGCATCCTTAATGCTGGAAGGAACTCCATATTTGTTGGCAACTTGCTCAAATACGCGTTCTTCAATTTTTTTAATTACAGCGAGTTTTTCTGTTTCTGTTTTTGCAACAGTGAAAGAAGAATACAAATCACGTGCTTCTTCTCTTGGAAGAACCTTCTTTGTAATACTTTCACGCATTGTTGTACGCACGCGTGTGACACTTTGAAGTGGGTCGTTAAAGTTTACGGTTGCGTGTGGCGCATCATCAAGATTTCTTTCGATGAAGCGAATAGGTACAGATAATCCACTCTTTTGGTAGATTTTTTGTATAACCTGACCAGGAGCACTAGTACGAGTTGGTGTGTACGCTTCACCCATTTTATTGGCTGCGCGTCGTTTAGCACCATCAACTCTCATATTCTCTACTGCTTCAAAGCGAGAGAATGTACGGTCTATTAGAGCGCTATCGAGTTTAAGCGCCTTATCAAGCCATGAGTATTGACCACGAAGGTCTTTAATCTCTGCTTCGATAATCTGTCCTGCATCAACTATACGTCCCTGCAAAAGGTCATGCTGCGGAAGATTAGATGACCCAAAAGGATTGCGTGCCTCTAGTGTGTCAAATACACCTTCTAGGCGAAGCAATTCAGCGAATGTTGCTGGGTGCTTTGTCTCAAGTTCCTTGATTGCAGCCTTGTCGCCAATGCCGATTCTCAATACAAGTGCTTGAGTATCAAAATCCTTGCCAGCAATTAGGTTGGCTCCATTTAGGCCAGCAGGATTGTCCTTAAACAATGGGTGCTGAACGATTGTAGGAACATCATTATCGCGGAAAAACTCCATCATAGGAGTAACGTTTGTTTTTTCTCCTTGAGCAGTTCTATTGATAGTATCAATTGTTGCTTCAAGTTTATCAGCGCGTAATAAGTTTGCGGCTTCTGTTCTCGCAAGAAGATTGGCTGTTAATCCAGTTGTCTTCTGTGTAACTCCACCAACAAGTGCTGTACGAGCAACTGAACCACCTAGTTGAGTTGCCTTAATATCTGGAGCAAGTGCAACTTCTACTCCAAAGTTGATAAGACCTGACACGATTGCGCCAATACCCTTATCTGTATCTTTAAGAATATTGTTTTCGAATGCTTGACCAGGAATAATACCGACAACTTCGCCAGCAAGGCGTGTTACATCTGTTCCAAAATTATAAAGTTTTTGTCCCTTTTCGGACTCTGCAAGATTAGCAGATTTTTTTGCTTGTTCTCCGAAGAGACCAGCCTGCGAAACATCACGTGCCGCTTTACCTGCTAGGCCTGCACCAAATGCAGCACCTGCTACGGCTCCAACTGGTCCACCTACTGCAAATCCAGCAACACCACCAAGGAAACCACCTGCAATTAATTGCAATCCAGCAAGCATTCCCATACCAGCATCATGGCGTGACATGTCATTTACAAAAGCATAATTAGAACGTACGTTTTTTGCTCCAGCAAGAAGAGCCTTGGAAACTTTTCCATCAGTCTTCTTATCTAGTTCTGCAAGTCCGTATGCTGCAGTACCAAGTCCTGCTCCAACTGCTGTACCGACACCTGGAATAAATGTTCCAATTGCAGCGCCAGCAACAATGCCTTTTGGAGTACCAATTGTTTCTCCACCTGCATTGATAAGTGTTTGACGAACTTCTTCTGCACGGTCATTAAATGACTTTGGATTTCTAGGCAGGTTGGAAGCAAGGTCTGCTGTGACGCCGTATGGAATACGACCATCGTTGTTGTATATAGAAGGTCCAGCCTGGTTAAAGGCTTCGCTTCCTGGTAATGCAAGAGGTTGCTTTTTGCGCAATTTCTCTTGAGCATTTCCCATAATGTTAATGATGCTCATTAAATAATCGTCCCTAAGTAGGCAGCATAATCTTTAGTGCCTTGTGAAGAACCAGGCTGTGAAGCCCAAAATTGAATAACTGGATAATATGCACGGATTGCATCAAGGTCTGGGTCACCAGTTGGTGGCTTAGGAAGGCCAGGAATATCCATTGCTCCAGGACCCATTGGTGCTCCATCAAGAATTGATTGCTCAGGCATCATGGATTCCGCAGTAATTGGAACTGGCGAAGGAGAAGTTGGCTCATTATTTGCTTCACGATACATTGCTGCACCGCTTTGTTGGGCCATTGTTGACTCGCCAGTTGAACCTAGTGACTTCATACCTGGGATGTACATTGTTGGCTGTCCTTTGCCAGACTGTCCATTTCCACCAAGTGGGTTAATCATTGTAGGATTGTTTTGTGGTCCATTTTGATTTCCACCACGATTGTCCATCGGTGCTGTTGTCATGGTTCCTCCTACTTAATATGTTTAATTTGAGTTTTAGATATGTAAGGCCCTGCGGTAAATGCTGTTAGTTTGGCTGCTGCTTCCATTGCTTCATAAGCATCAGCACCTACAGTCATTGCTCCAAGTGCGTAAGGAGCGCCAGAACCTGCTGCATATATACCAGAAGAATTTTTACTTACTGAACACTCTTGGTCGACATCAAATATTTCGCCACCAAGTGCAATAATGAATTGAAATCTCAACTCTTTATTGTCTTCATCAAAATTGTACCCATTGTCAGACAGGCACTTACGAAGTGAAGGCATAGCCTTTGCAATCATAAAGTGATACAAGTCTTTGTAATCTGCTTTAGTTGGAACTGGTGGTTCCCATATGTGCTGTGCTACATCGCAAGGTAGAACCTCGCCTGAGCCAGCAACTAAGTATGGGCCACGCTCTGCAATTTTCTTTACATCTGGGTGGGTATAAATATAACCACTGGCATCTGTTGTCTGACTATCCGCAATAATGATTGCGTCTTTCTCATACTCAATGCCGATGATTGTAGTCATTGTCCCTGTCCCTTATTTATCTATCGTCTACGTGTTGTACTAACTCTTGATTGCGCCGTTCCTGCACCTGTAAGTCCAGAAATAAGACTCATAACATCTGGAGGTGGTGCTTGTACGGAAGGAGCGCCTCCTGCTGGAGCGCCGCCTGGAACAGGGGACGGCTGCTCAACAGGCATACCTGGAACCCCAGCAGGAGGAACTTGTGGCTCAGGTGCAAACGTCTCAGCGATAGCATCTTCTAATGCTTTGCCATTCTGACGTGCTTGTATCACCGAAGCAATATTTCTGATAATTGCCGATGGGTCCTGTCCCTGTGTTGCCATCTGTGGGATTGCTTGTGCTGTTGAGTTAAGTGCGCTTAGTAAACCTGAACGCAATTGTTCAATTTCAATCTTCTCAAGTTCTTGTGTGACGTTAACTGTAAATGGAAGTTCACGCATAGCCATATCCTTAGAGATAAGGCCACCACCTAGTGCTTGAAGCATGAAGATAAGACCCTGTGCTGGATTGAGACCAGCAAGCATGCCGTAACGAACATCAGCAGAGTAATCAGCCTTGATGTCGCGTGTTGGCTTGTACTTAACTTCGTAAGGTGAACCTGAATCCACTCCACGAATTGTCTTCTCGTCTGGGAAAATCTTCTCATCTACTTCAAAGCATATAGAGATTACATCACGAAGTGCAGCAGCAAAGATTGCCTGTGCTGACTTAACCTGTGTATCAAAGGCACCCATAAGTGCCTGAACGCCTTGTCCTGTAACAACAGATGCGTCGATGTTTCCTGTGCGACCTTCTGGGTAGCGTGAGCCGACTCGAAGTTCTGCATTTAAAAGTGTTTGCTCTGTAAAGGCACCTTGAGGAATGTTGAGTTCCACACGGCGTACACCTGCTGGGTTTGCTGTACGAATGACAGCATCTCCACCAAGTTGCAATTCTTGAACATCCTGAGGAAGGACGATTGGAGCCTGTACTGACTTCTCTGCTGCTTCCATAGCAAGGAGAGCAAAGCGGTTGCGAAGCAACTGAATTCCAAGTACGTCATCAAACTGTCCACGTAGTTCACCATCGATAGATGGTTTACGTGCAACAACAATCATCATCTTTCCGATTGGGTTCATCGCTCTGGAAAGAATTAAGTTCTTCTTTTCAGGGATGTAAACGATTGATTGGTCAGCATCATAGTAGCGAATCATCTCTAACTGATGGTTGAGGTCCTGCTCATAGCCCATACGGCCAAGCAGTTGTGACTCATAATCAGGGAACTGAGATACGAGTTCGCCTAGTGACATGACATATCGTTTAGCGAATGCCACACAACGTCCGTAGCGGTCAAATTCTGGGTAAGCCCCAATAGGATTTTCTACGCGGATTCGTGGCAGTTTGCTTTCTTCGTCTAATTCGATAACGAAAGGGACGAAACCATATGTGATATACCAGTCTGCTCCTGAGTACATTTGTACTGCAAGGTCAGAGTGGGAAAAGTAATTTGAAGCGATACGTGTGCGCTTATCAGCGAACTGACGAGCCTTGTCGCTTGTCTGGCTAACTGCAGAACAGTTAACAGCAGGAAGTGGTGCCATAACCTCAGAGAGGTCACGAGCCACGATGTCGATAAAGTTAGCAACTACGTTTGCATCTACACCGTCTGGGAAGAAGTCTGGGTAAACCTCAGAAATTTTTCCCTTACGGACAGCAAGGACGTCCTGGTTGCGAGAATCTCGCTCAGTATTGCGGTAGCGTAGAGATTCAACTCTCGCTACAACTTGGTCCATTGATAACGCCATTGGTTTCCTATCCGTAGTTCTCTTGCCATTGTTGCGCAAAAGCATCGTCTAAATTGATTGAGTTGCGTGTTGCTCGTTGGGCGCGTGTTGCCCATCGGTTAGTTTGATATTGACCTACACGACTTGATATTTGCATCAACTCGCGCACTCGAATTACGGCAAACCATAAAGCCATAACACAGTCTGTTGGGTTCTTAGTGTCTGGCTTCCATGTAATCAATTGCTGTACCAGAGACTTTAAGCCTTCTGAACCTTCATTGCTTGGAATCTCAATCATGCCATTGTCCTGGAAGCGTCCATCTTTGACACTACCAAACAAAGGTGACATTGATGCCACACCGAAACCTACGTCCCATTTGTTCTTACCAGTAAAGTGCGGTTCTAACCTGCAACCCCACATGGTAAGGAAATCTTTTAGGTCAGTATCCATTGAGTAGGCTTTCTGGTGGGCGTTGATTTCCACTCTGAACTCCTGTGGGCGGTATCTTTCTACCCACTCCTCAATAAGAGCCCTCTCCTTTTGTGGGGAAGGGTCTGACATATTGACGCAATCTAAAACATATATATGACCGTCAGCGCGATTGTAAGTTACAGCCACGAAGGCCGAACGGCCTGCCACTGCTGGGTCGAATCCGATGACTGTGTAGGAACCTTCGACTGCCCTTGGGTGCCCTGGAGTACCTGGTTTAAGCGGTCCGCGCTTTCGCATACCGTTAACACATCCTGCCACCGCTGTTGGTGAAAAGATAGAATCTGATTGGACGTCTTCTTGTTGGTAGACCATAGCCCAAACGGACGGAGCGACCTCAGAGCGACGCTTAAAGAGAGAAGGTCCATCCCACTTGGGATAAAGTCCATCCTCGAATTGTTCGTCGATGTCATTTTCTTGAATGTTGGTTTTAGGCCAAAGGGTTTTCCAATTTTTAGGGTCTTCATCAAACTCCAGTACTGCAGGCATAGCGCAGTATGTGAATGGAGATTTGCCACCTGTCCACTGGTCGCCGCTACGTATCATCTTATATAAATCAATGGGCGCGACACGGGTTCCTACGATAACTAGTTTTCCGTGCCGCCCCAGGCGCGTGATAACTTCTTTTTGAAGCCATTCAATTTGCTTCTCCCACTCGTGGGCATTTGAGTTCATCACAACGTCATCTAGGATAATGAGGTCGGCTCGAGCACCGTAAATCTGTGAACCAAAGCCGAGGGCTTGGACAGTAGGGTCTTTTTCTCCAGAGTCACGACCAGTGCCTAGATAAATCATATCGGCAGACCATTGAGTTGAATCTGCCTTATACCCACCGTTAGGGCCGAAGGCCGTTTGCAGTTTCATGTATGCTGGGTGGGAAAGTCTTGTCTTGATAGCACCTAAGAACTTACGGGCCATACCCTGAGTTTTTGAAACTACAATGACTCGAGTATTTGGCTTAGTTACGATTTGATGCAAAACATAGTTGGTTGTAATCGTGGTTGACTTGGCATGCTCTGGTGGAACGTTAATCAAGACACGCTTTGGGTCTCCTGGCTCGTAGGTCATACCTGCAGGTTGCCAGCGAGGTTCTTTGCCTTCGATTAGGTCAATCCAGTTTAACTGATGGTCAAAGAGTTGGGTATCTAGGAACTGAAGAGAAAAGTCTTGGTAGGAGATGTCCTTCAGGTCGGCTAGGTCAGCCTTGATACCTTTGCCAGCAAGTCTGGCAGCATCAGCCTTTTTCTTAAATTCTTCATCCACCATAGAC